CAGAGATTGTCTGTATAGAGATGTATGCAGACAAGGATCAAGAGAAGGAGCAGACGCTACGCTTCAGAATGGGTTTGTCAAACTACCAATCTGGAATACTGAGGAGGTAAAGCCTACAACATGAAGAAAAACAACCTAAGAAAGGAACAAGAATGTCAGTAACACGAGCGTATAAACCATTAGCTGAGATTCCTGGAGCGAAAGTCATGAGTTGCTCCGCGGTTTTACCAAATCACATGCAATGCTGGAGGAGTGGTGATTTTCAAGTCACTGAGACAGCCAGCACTACCGCAGAGGATGGAACTAGCGTGACCGTCTATCAGCTCTGCCGTCGCCACGCATTGATTCAGAAAGAAGCGGATGCTCAAGAAGCCACAGCAGTTCAGAAGGAAGCGGCAGATCAAGCTCAACTAGCAAAAGATGAAGCAGCTACAGCAGTTATACAGACAGATGCTTTGAGCGGTACAGATGCAGCTCCAGCGGTAGACTAGGAGGCACTTTGGCAATAGCAGGAGAAGCACAAGCACCTAACCCTTTCGCCGGAATGTCAGCAGGTATAAAGTCTGAAGACGTGAAGGCGGAAGACTTCTTGAAAATCGCAATCATAGGTCAGCAAAAAACTGGAAAAAGCTGGCTTGCATCCACAGCACCAAAGCCAATTCGTTACTACGATTGGGACAATCGTAAGGAATCTCTCGAAGGAAAACCTGGGCTTTACATCAGTTCTACTCCGGCATTGACAATGCTTGACGTAGAACGTGATCTTTCAATCATGAAAGCCAATAAGATTAAGAAACTCCCCCTTCCGGCTACAGTAGTTCACGATACTGTGACTTTCATGAGAGTTGCTATGGAGAAGGAGTTGAGACGCCAAAATCCCAATTCAAATCTCTTCCGTGGCATCAAAGTAGGTGCTAGCACCACAGTCTATGTTGGACAGGGCTGGGATGTAGTTAATGGCATACAAAACTACATGCAGTATTTGATTGATGAATACACAGGTCTTGGAATCAATCAGATATTCGTCTTTCATGAGCGTGATGAGAAAGATAAAGCTGAAAGCACAGCAGTTCTTGCAAAGTATACTGGAAAGTTAACAATCGACCCTCAGTATCTTTCAGGAATGCTTTCAAAGTTCAATGAGATTTATCATATCACACTGGACACAACACTTCCGGCAAAGCCAAAGTATCTCACTGAATGCCGACCAAACAATAACATCAACGCTTCGACAACTATGATGTTGGATGCTGTAGAAGATCCAGATATCATGGCAATGATTGAAAAGCACAAAGCAAAAAGAGCAGCTTTGAATCCAGCTAAAACAGTCTAACATGATAGCTGGCGATAGAACTCTCAAAGGCTATGAAGACAACCTCAACCAAGCAACACACAACCTTAACAAAAGAATGGAGCAGAATAAAATGGCTTTCAAAATGAGCTTCAACAAAGAAGAACTTGGTGGGAAAATTCCCGTCCCAGCTAATTGGTATACATTTCAGCTTGTGGGATTTAGGCCGAAGTTTGCAGCATTGAAGGCTGGAGAGACTGAGAGTAGCAGCCTATCACTCAACGCGCAGTTGAAAATCATCAACCATCCTGACTATGAGAATCGTATGATCTTTGCTGGCTTGAACACCAAAATGGCTTGGACATGGCCGGACTTTGTTCATGCTCTTGGCTTGGAAATGGAGGAAGTACAAGACGAATTCACAGGCACTGAGAAAGCAAACTTTACACTTCCGGGTGTTTTTGATGGAGCTGATGAAAATCCTACAGATGCTACAAACTGGAAGTATCTTGGACCATTGCTTAATCTCACAATGGAAGCTGAAGTTGCAGAGATTCCGGCACAGGGAGGATATGGACCGAAGAATGAAATTCGTCAGTACAAATGTGCAGTTCCTGGGTGCACTATGAAGCATTCTACGAATCTGATCTTCGTGAAGAAGTAAGAACCTGAGAGTGAGGGAGAGAAATCTCCCTCCTCTTTTTCTATCACGGCTTCGTTCTTATTGGTCATGCCATGTGCACCTCAAGAACATTACAGGAAGCCGTGATAGAAGGAGAGAGATAATGAGCAACAGTGTTAAGGCTGGTATTTTCGATGACCCGTACAAAAAATGTGCTCGTGTATTTTGTCCAAGTTTCATGAGAGTAGCTCCAAGACTCTGCGTTAAAGAGCCTGGCCATGCTGGAAAGCACATGAGTGTTGATCTAATTCATTGGGAAGAGGCTCAGTGTGTGCCTTTGAAGGAGCCGAAATGAACACAGACAAAGGTTGGATAGGAGTTGATCTTGATTCTACTCTTGCACATTACACAGAATTCACCTGTATAACTGTAATAGGCCCACCAGTTCCTTTAATGGTCGCACGGGTCAAGCAATGGCTTAAAGAAGGTGCCGATGTTCGTATCTTCACAGCCCGCATCGCCAATGCGACAGATAAGGAAGCTGTAATCCATGCGATTCAAAGCTGGTGCATTCTTCATATCGGCCGGCAACTTCGAGTTACGAATAAGAAAGACCACAAGATGAAAGAACTCTGGGATGATAGAGCGGTACGGGTTATCCCTAACACCGGCAAACGTGCAGACGGGCCGGAATGGGTTGAGGAGCTTAACTTAAACAACGCTAAACACAAGGAGCCTTTAGTATGAAAACTGGTCCAAGCATGCTAACACTTTTTGTCAGCCCTAGCACTAAGAATATCAGGCTAGAACTCTCTGACACTGAGGACAACTCATGTGCTGCTATAGTGCTCACCCCAGACGAAGTTGATCAGTTGATTTCTAAATTAACTATGATTCAACAAAAACACCTGGCGATTAACTAATGCCTTTCATCCATCCAAAAGGCAGCACAAGCTCAAAGATATGGTTTATCTTTGATAAACCCTATGCCTCTGATGTTCCTCGTGGTTCGCTACTATCAGGAGCTATAGGGAATGTCTTTCTAAAGATGCTGGCTGAAGCCGGAATCTATCAAAATAACTGCTACTTCACAAGCCGCGCACCTAATACTGATGATGCTCACGCGTTTATAAACATAGACGGTGTGTTAAATCAGTATCAGCCGCCACTAGTAGTCACTGTTGGCGACGTGGCTGGTTGGTTTCTGCCGGAGCTAAGAGAGCGAGGAGGAGCTATCGCTACAAGCAAAGGCCAACTCGCTAAATACACAGGTAGTCTTTTGAAGGCTACTTCGCTTCAGTATAATCACTACTGTATGCCGCTCTACGGTCCTGAGCGGTTTGTCCAAGATTGGGCAGAGCGAAACGTTACAACTTATGTGGATCTTCAGAAACTAAGTGGTGAGCTTGAATATTGGATAAAGCAAGGCCATCTCCAGCCTTTGCCAGTTAGAACATTGAAGTATGAGGATATGGAACTTGATGAGATTCTTGGCTACTTGGACCGTTTCCGCAATGCTTCAGTCTTGTCTGATGATATTGAAAATCCAACATGGAATAGTACCCAGTACGCTCCTCATCCTGGGTATCCTTTTCTTATTGGGCTTGCTGATGGGGCTGATTTTGGAATAAGTTTCAGGCTATTTCGAGACAAACCAAGTGAGAATCGAGAGCTATGGAAGCGCCTTGACACGTTGCTCTATGATGTTCCAGTGTTGCTAGGACAGAATTTCTTTAACTATGATGCGTTGTTTCACGAGATGCTTGGTTTTAGGATTAGAAAAGATAGAATCCAAGACACTCTGATCCGGCATCATATCTTATGGCCGGAGCTTTCACACAAACTTCAATTCATGACTCGTCAGTACACTCGTGAGCCATACTACAAAGATGAAGGGCACGGGTGGACTATGAAGCATTTGAACAGTTATAGAAAGTATAACTGCCTGGATGCAACAGTCACGTATGAGATTTACCAAGCACAAGAATCTGAGTTTAACGATCGCCCACAATTGAGGTAAGGAGGTTAGAAATGGCACATCGCTTGATAATATCCTGTCCTGAATGCACCCGACAGATGGATCGTTTCAAGGTAGAAATCACTGTAGTCAACGAAGAAACTGCTATGGTTTTTGAAGCCTACTGTCCAGCTTGTGAGAAGCATGTTTATACTTGTATTGGAGTAGACACTTTCAAAGCCTGGACACAGGAAGAGAAACTTAACACAGAAATGACCGTTCAGGAACTTGAACAACTGTACAAACTAACCGGAGGACTTGACTAATGACTTCAACAGTTCATAGCTGTAAATCCTCAATCAAAGAGCTTGAAGGTGAGAATAGGACATTGGTGCTTGAGAATGAGCACTTAGGCAGTAAACTTTTAATCCTTGTGGATGATATTGTTACACTTGTATCATCATGCAAAGATCATCTAGCATTTAAACTGCCACCTGTATCTAAGTTCATTGAACAACTTGAAGAAATTATGCGACGGGGATTGGATGATTGAAAAAGTCTCAAGTTCCTACGAACACTCACTTCAAGCAGCCTATTACAACATAGGCAATCGTGGAGTGCGTGTTGATCTAGCTCGTGTGAACGAAGCTAAAGCAATTGTTGATGCTGAAGTAGCAAGGCAACTTGCCATAGCTTCTAACCTTTGGGGTTGTAAGGTCTTTATTGGCGCAGAGAACAACCCTAAAGAACTCAAAGACGGTCCATTCTCCGGCGCGGTTAATCTAAATGCAACTCAAGGTAAATACCGTTTGCTAGACAAGCTCACAGCTCTTGGTTATAAAGTTCCAAAAATAGCTAAGAAAAACGAAGACGGAGACTACGAGGCTAAAGAATCAACTGCGGAGCTTGTACTTCGGAAGATTCTTCTAGCAGACCAGTTTGGCTATCCCGGAGGTGACCCTGCTATCAAGGCAATCCTCAAGGTTCGTGAATATTCAAAGCTCAAGGAGAGTTATCTCAATGCACGATTCTACAAGCGTGGACAAGACTATTTCTGGCTCAGCAACTACAACGTCGCTGGAACGACAACTGGCCGCCGCTCTTGCAGAAAACACACGTTTGGGTACGGTGGAAATTCTCAGACATTCCCCAAACACTCTGACATTGCTCATCTTGCACGGCGCTGTTACGTTGCACGTCCCGGCAATCTGTTCCTCACAGTCGATCAGATCTCCGCAGAAGACTGGCCAGTAAGCGCCCTATCTCAAAATCACTCTGCACTTGCAGAACTCAGAGGAGGTGTAGATCGTCACACAAAACTAGCATCAGAGCTTTTCAATATCCCACTTGGCTCAAAAACCAAGAAAGAATGGAAAGAATCTCTTGAACGCTATCTTGGTAAGAAGACTCGACACGCTACAAACTATGATGAACGTGCTGGAATGATGAGTGAATCTCTTATCAAAGAGGGTTTCTTTTATCCAATCGGCCAGTGCAAGACCTTGCTTGATCGTATGGGAGTGCTTGATCCTAACGTCAAAGGAATCTTTCACAAATTCATCCAAGAACAAATCAAAACAAAACGCACACTAACAACTCCCTTTGGGAGAGAAAGGCAGTTTCTAAGTGCCAGACCAAACGACGAAAACTCTAGTATATTCAAAGAAGCGTATGCTTACATTCCTCAATCGGTCGTCGGTGACAATACAGGATTTACAGTCCTTAAACTCGAAAGCGACTACCCTGTTAACGAGCGATTCATTGTCCAAGAAGGGCATGACTCTATTGCACTTGACATTGATGCAGATGCAGGAAATGTCTTCAAACATCTCCTACGGCTTCAATCTTGCTTTACACGATCTATCACGTTTCACAATGGAATCACAGTTGAAATCCCGATCGAAGCAGAAGTTGGATTCTGTTGGAATTACACAGTCAAGATCAAAGACTTCAGTCAAGAAAGCGTCAGCAGGGCTATTGAGGAACTCAAAGACGAAACAAGCAAGCAATCAAGATCAACATTGGTCTGATTCTCCAAATCACTAATCACAGAGGCAATAATGGCTCGTATCTTACGCAAACCGTGGCATGAAGTTTATAATGAGTGCGTCGAGCAACACACTGACGCACCGTCAAACTTTATCACATGGAGTGCTTTATCTTTTATCGGTGCTGCATTGAAGAACAATGTCTACTTTGACATTGGCACCTACACGTTGTATCCGAATATGTTTGTGGTACTTGTAGCTCCTCCCGGTGTTGGTAAAGGTACAGCCATGAACATTGTCGAGGACATGAATAAGGAGGATAAGCTTAATAAGATTGTTAACACACTCAGTGATCGAGTCACAGCTGAGAAGATCATCGAACAGATTGCAGATGGCTGGTCACAAGCACCTAAGTTGGTTAATAACCAACTTGTCATAGGAGCTAAAGAACATAGTTGTCTGCTGTTCTCAACTGAGCTACGAACTCTCTTGGGATCTAGTGATTGGATGTTGGAATTTCTTGAGGAAGCATGGAGTAAGAAAACATTTGATTACCAAACTAAAAACAAAGGCAGTGTTTTTATTGATGATATGTGCTGCTCTGTGCTTGCGGCTAGTGTTCCTGACTTCCTTCGGAATGTCAACCGCGAGTCGCACATGGTTATCACTGGAGGTTTCTCCAGTAGATGCCTCTTCATCTACGCAGAGGCTACTTCTAAAGATCTCCCGTTCCCAGAGCCTTTAAAAGCTAACAAGAAGTCAAAAGCACTCTGGGATAATCTAATCCTTGACCTCCGTGCTATCTCAAAACTTCATGGTAAATTTAGCATTGATGCTGATGCAAAGATTACGCTATTGAAGTATCTAGCACATAACAAAGTAGCTCTTGATGCTGCTGACTCTGAATCAGAGACTAACTTCAGAGCACGTATTAAATCTCATGCGATTAAACTAGCGATTGCTTTCTCTGTATCACGAGGTGATTCGCTAATTATTGATAAGTTTGATATTATCAACTCAATTGCTGAGATTAATAAAGTGATTGGGAGTATTAAAAAACTCTTTCGTGGTGCCGGAGATAGTGTTGATGCCGCATCAACAGCAAGAGTTCAAGCATTTATTGAGAAACGAGGGTCAGCTACAAAGAAAGAGATTCTTCGCGCACTACATCGGCATTTGACAGATGGCGATTTGGAGAGAATCTTATGGGTTCTTACGAGCATTGACTTCTGTGTTCTTAGGAATGGCTTCTATACCCATACACCAACGAAAGGAAAGGTCGGACCATAATGGGACAGCAAGATTTAAGTTCAGGCGTAACAGAGCTAATGAAGCGTATTGAGGATGCCAACCGCGCTAAAAGTTGCCAGGAAATTGTTATTGACGACTCAAATGAGGTAACTTTCCCTGGCTATCCATATGGATTTAGAGCGCTCAATGAGAAGATTCTTGTCTCAATTGATGTATTCAAATCTGGCTATGAGTGCAAAACCTGTCAAGGAAAGAAAAGAATTCAATCCCACTGTTCTTGTGAGGACCATGATAGACCTGGCTTCAAATACTCCAATGAGCAGCTCGGCTACGTCAGTGATAGTCTTGGTGAGCCTGTAGCAGCAGGACGAAGAGAGACTCCATGCTCTGAGTGTGGAGGAGATTATCTCAACCAACGCACTGATACTGAATGTCCAGAATGTCATGGGATTGGTGCTTTGCTTGTTCTGCCGGATTCTTCTAAGAATCTCCCCACCACTGGTGTTATTGTCTCAATGGGTAAGAAAGCCGCACTAGAACTTGAGAGAGAGGCTATCCATCTTGGCGACAGAGTTCTTTTCGGAGCTTATGCTGGAACTATGATCCCTACTCAGGCTGGCCTGATGTTCAAGTACATGGACTGGTATCTTGCAGTCATGAAGATATCAGGTGCTGAAGGGTTGGCTGCTTTTGATTTCATACTAACACCGGAGGAGTAGTTAGAATTAACAAAACAAAAGGCCACACTCTATTCATACGAGTGTGGCCTTTTAATTGTGTTTAATGCGTTAGCTTACGGTATCAACTCTACAAAGACTGAATCAATCGCACACGCCTAAGTCAATAGTCCTCTTGAGGGCTATTCCAGAATTCCATAGACACTATAAACGGGAGACCCTGTTACTCCTGACCACTGAACGCCGTACTGGATGCCCTGACTGGAGGAAGAATACAGGAAAAAGGTGCCAGTAGAAATCCCTGTACTGCCCGTTGTTGTTAGTAACGCAGTGCCGGTCACAGCAGGATTTTTTGCTCCGTTTCCGGGGTTGTAGGTAACTGCTCCAGTCATATTTCCCGCCGTACCGACAGTAGTGGTTTGGACGTATTCAGTGATTCTGTACACTCCTGCGGTCGCTGGCGTGTACAGTGTCACAGGACTTAGAGCCGCGGTTTGTCCGGTTAGGGAAAACGAGCAAGGAGGAAGCTGTGTTCCATTGCAGGACGGGTAGGATCTGATTGTTGGGGCGCTTAGTGTTGCCACCTGATTCTGAACAAAAGCATCGGTAGCTACTTTCGTCGTCGCATCGTTGAGCGCCTGTGTTGTGGCCGCCATACCATTTGGCAACGCATTTACAAGCTGAGTTGCGTCGAGAAAACCAGCAGCGGTAGTAAATGGAACGGAGGCGCTTCCGGCAATGTATATTCCCGGATTGTACACTTGGGTGGAATTCAAATTCATGAAGTCTAACATTCCACCGCCATTAACGCCAAAACCAAGGATTTTATATCCCGTGGTATTCGGACGAAGTATATAGGAAGCACCCTGGTCTGTTCTGGCCAGATATAGATCGCCGTTCTTGATACTTATTCCACTGTCGGATGCCAAACCGGCCTGAAATGTGGCTTGTTGTTGAAAGTATGCAAGGGAGTTAGAAGTAGATGTTCCCCAAGTCTGGAATCCTTTATAATCAAACTCGCCGCGTGCTGGGATTGCTCCAGCATCGAAGCCTCCCGGAGAAAGTACTCCAAGTAGACTCCAGGTAAAAGTGTCTGCGTCATCGTAGATACCGGCTAAAGAAGTAAAAGTGTCAAGTTCATGCGGGCTTGTGTCGTTGGTATAGTATCCCCCTGCCCCACAGCGTAGCGTTACAGTACCAGCTACGGGAGAATTGGCAGTAAGGGTTAAAGTAGTTCCTGCCGTATTCGTTGCGCCAAGGGGAAGAGTGAATACGTTCGTCCCAGATATTTGACAACCATTCCCATCCATCATGCCGTCTGCCTTAAACGCCGTTATAGGATACGGCGGAGTAGGGGATGGCCCGCTCACATAAGTAAGCGTAGGAGATGATGTGGACGCTACCACCTGATATGTGTACTGGTGATTAGCTGCGTTGTAAACAGAGCCAGTTATTGACCTCGTATGACTTACTTGCGTGTCATCGCAGATGACTGCTCCGCCATATCCAGGGACCAGCAAACTATCTCCCGAAAACATATTATTCGAGCCGATCAATATATGCACAGGGCACGTTCCTGGATATGCAGCGTTAATACTGTCGGCGCTTCCACCCTCGATCTGCATATTGCTAAAAGTGTTTTGTCTAGGTCCGTTTGTGCCCGTCTGGTAAGTTCCGATAACCATCCCATCACCATGTGAGTAGACAATCTCAGCACCTTCGATGTTTACTTGGTTTATCTCATCCACATGAGATCCATTCGTCATCATCTCAATGGACGCCTGCCCTGTGGTGTATTCTCCAGAATCTACGCATTTCAGATGGTCAAAAAACGACTCCCTTGGTGGAGCAGTGGAATCCCAACCGCCAAAAGTGAAGCATGTCCCTTCGATGTTGCGCACATCAAAATCGTAACCATCGAAACTATCCTGCCCCCAAATTTCAATTCCATTTACACCGTTCAGTGTGCGATAACCGGGGTCTTCAATTGAGATGTGTAGACCTTGCCCTTGGAAATTCTGATAGGAAAAGTTAACCGGGGCCAGAGGGTTATTGACGAATGTCACAACATTGGCAGTTTGCATTGCAGAAACGTTCAGCGGCCATGTGCCGGAAGTTACCGTTATTGTGGATGGCGTCGCGACTAGATTGCCGTTAATCTCCTCCTGCGAAGTAGCAAGCGCCACGGCTGACATTACGAGAGACTGCGTGTATGGGCAGTTAGTGGTTGTATATGGGTAAACCGCGCTGATGGTTGTTCCAGAAGTGATATAGATAGAGTTGGTGATGGTTTGCCCCGCCACCAGCCCTTTAACTGTGTTGAGTCCACAGACGGTAGCGCTCCCGCTGACAAATAAACCCGCCGCTCTGACTACGGGAGAAAGCGCTGCCTGAAATGTAGTTGAGGCAGGAGCACCGCTGATACGATTGGCAGAGCTTAGACCTATACCCCCTACTCTCATACCCGCAGTTAAGCCTGTAGTTGCTGAGCATGTGACAGTCGTACTTCCTGAGGTACCAGTGCAGGATGGTATTGATACTGGAGATGCTCCCCAAATTCCACCGGCACCCCCACTCTGCGGAACAAGCACAGATCCAGTTGTGTCTAGCAACCCCCAGTACAATTGTATAGGCGTAGAAACTGGATGGCTGCCCTGCACACATGTACGGATGACTGGACGATATGTTGGTAGCAAAACACCTATGGCTGTATCTGTGGCATTGATCGCCTGCCCGTAATCACCAGCCATAGCTGTTGTCATGTACGCCTCGGCGCAGTAAAAAGGATTAGTACTGGATAGCATAGTGGGAGCCGAGACACTACCAGCAACCGCGAGACTTCCAGCCATGCTCTGCGCAGTAGTGGCTGTTGAGGAGATGCCGCCGAGATTCACCAATGCTCCTGACGCCGTGGTCGCGCCAGTTCCACCTTGAGCAACCGTCACAGGAATCGAGATAAAATTTCCTGTGACACACGCCCAAGTTGCTCCAGAGTACCCACGATAACACAAGTCATTCACGTTGTAGTAAATATTCCCTGGCTCAAGGCTCAGTATCGCTTCTGCATCTGTATAGCCATAGTTCCCAATAACAGCCGGAAACCGAGGAAGCGGAAGCATAGCATCAATCTGTGAAGTTATATTCACCGACGTTCCTGTAACTGGCAACGTAATAACCCCACACTTAGAACTAGCATCAGGACAAACAGTAAACTGATACTGCGAACCTTGTGGGCATACAAGAGAGTTGTCATACACTGTGAATGAGAAAGACCCACCAGAGCCAAGAGAAACTGGGCCTTGAGTTGTGGCAGCTGTACTAAGACTAGCACCAGATGAGCATAACTTATAGTTGTTTAGATTAGCCTGTGCCGGATTAGGTTGAAGTGCCACCGATACTGTTCCGTTCGCCCACAGTGTTCCATCAGAATCAGTTATCCCAGTTGCTGTGACAGTTGTGTACTGGGCGTAAGAACAGGTTAACATCAAGAACATAAACATCAGCTGAGCAAATATTTTCTTCATCATCACTCCTACAACCAGTCATTAGTTTTGAGAAAGTTATATCTCTTGAGAGTTGTTTTGTTGACGTCAGTGCGATATTGCATATTGGGAATTGAGATCTTCTCAATCGCCGCATCACATCTTCCAGCAGCTTCTTCAATAGAATCTCCAACTCCTATTGGCGCACAGATAAAGCCATAGTTTCCACTGGTGATTAGTGTTTTCTTATCCTGTGAGAGTTTCACGTCATACATATAAGTGCTGCAAAGTTGTTCAAGATTCTCAGGATCAAGTCCTTCAATTGGTACATCCTTTGCTTTCTGGGTACGAATCTCTGTGGGGTATGGAGGAATTGACAGCAGCACTGAGACTCCGAATGGAGCCGCCCATTTGATTTCCGGCACCTCCATAGTAGCAACTCGCCGGAGCATCTCACCCCAGCCATGACCATACATCTGCGCTATCACAGTATCGGCCAGATAACCAAATCTAGGAGTCCACTCAAGTCCATAGGCAGAGTCTTCGGTTAGAATCGTATTCAGATCAAGCATTCCAGTAAAACCAACAGCCTGGAGCACTGGGATGATCTTCTTCAATCCATCTTTATAGAGCTTGGACTCTTCAGAAATAGCAAAGACCAAATTACCAGAACAACCTGTATTCGGACCTTTATTATCGTTCATGAATTTCTTTTCTTCAAGAGTGCAAGTGAGCTGGTAAAAATCCGAGCCATTGAAATAACCCATCACTGAGGCTTCTGTGCCTTTAATGAACTCCTGAAGTAAGAATGGCATATTCTTAGACATCTGAAAGAGCTTATCAATATTCTTCAACATATCATCAGCATCCTCAGCTACGTATGTCAGACTCTTATCCTCTGATCCCCCTGGCCCCTCATAAGGCTTATAGACATAACGCTTCCCTTCTTTCTTGATGAATGCCTTTGCTGCTGCTACATCAGTGAACTCCTCGAACGGTGGAACCTTAATCCCCACGTCCTGCATCGCCACAATGCCCGCTTTGCGATCATCCTCGAACATATGCTCGAATGAACCATCTCCAATTGTCGGTGCTTCCATTCTCGACGCATCAGCTTGTCTTGCTTTTCCAGTAAGATCAAATAACGAGAGATCGTATCCTTTGTAACTCGGATAGCCGTATCCTTTCTGAGTTCTTCTATGATCTAGTGAAAGCATCTTGGGGGCTGGAATAAGCCCCCCAAGAACGTCCACATAGTCAGGTTTGGATAGATAATAATCTACCTTATGGCCTTCTGCTAAAAGACGCAAGATAAACCAAGCGCCCATTCCGTTATATGAGGACATTGCTATATTCACAAGGACTCCTAGTTACTTTCCTGCTGCTTGAGACGTGTGTACGTGACAGGTTGCTTTCGTGACAGTAATAACTTCAACCGCTCTGGAAGTTCTTTAAAACGATAAATCGCGCCTTGATACTTGAAGAGATCTGTGTCGAAATTATGCCATAAGTCTCCTCCTAACTTTACAAATCCATCTCTTGCAACAGGAGCAAGAGAGAAGTACCAATGGAAGGCTCTGGAGAACTCCTCTCTACGTCGTATACGCAAACAGACTTTGGCTCTCCAAACACATAACCATAATTGAAGTTTAGTGTACTCATCGCTATTCCAGTTGAATCCTTGATGAGTACACTCGTTCTCACGCTTTCTGTGTACAAGAGGTAGTTTCATTCCTGCTCCTTTGGTTACTGCTGGTTGTTATTTCTTGCCGTGATTGTGAGCATGAGCAGTTTCTTTATGTTGCTCATGTTCCATCGAGCCACCCTTGGTTTTCTTGCCCTTACCACCGTTAGAACAAGCATGGCTACCACTAGCCTGAACACGTTCCTGCATTGCACGAGCTTCAGCGAGAGTGAGATTTGCGGATTGACCTGACATTTGGATGCTTCTTTCTAGCGCTGTTGCGCTGGTTAGTTGTTGATATCTTTGGCAGGGAATATCTGATTAGCTATGATATTCCCTGCCCCCGGAACAGTCTGTTGGAGAATGTCTTTAGCAAGTGGCTTGATGTTGTGCTTGCCAGATTTAGTAGGCTTAGTGATGATGTTGATTGCATCTTGGGTAGTTCTTACAGCATCTCCTGCTATCGGACCCATTAAAGCAAGAGCAAGACGATCCCCATGAGATGCATTGATGTAACTATGCAACATCCCCCAAGAACCAAAATAAGAGAGCATGTCAAGATACTCAGCACTGAATTGAGCAATATTCTCAGGGTGACTGAGCTTAGCATAATCTGACTGAACTCCGGCGACAGTTTGAGAGGCGTTTGCTGTACGCGCAAAAACCTCTGCTGCTTTAAGCATTGGTGCTATAGCTGGAAGCATTATTCCAACCTTAGCGGCAAAAACCGCAAGCCCTACATAATCTCTGCCCTCAACTTTCTTCTGCAACTCACGGCGCATGAATCGCTGCTGGCTAGACACATATCCATGAAACATTGTGAGCATCCTCATCCAAGGATTCTTTGTCGCATTTAATGAGCGATCAAAAGGTCTGGATATGAAAACGCGTTGATTTGTGAACTCATAAATAGCTCTGATCTTTTCTGCTCGTGTAAGCTGACCTCCTCGTTTGATGATCTCACTAGGATCTAACCTAAGCCCTTTAAGTTCAATCGCTGCCATACGATCACCCTTTGCAGCTTTCTCAGCCCAGTAGCCGGTTGCGTGGAAACCTATAGCCGCTGCTGCTTTGAGTTGAGCATTACGAATGAAGTTGAATCCAGGATTGTGAAAGATCTGGCCATACAATCTCCCAACTTCCGGCATCCCAGTTTTAGTAGCAAGAAGATTTGTCTCGTTAGACATATCCTCAGTCATCATATGAAAATGCTGTGATGTAAAAATAGCTGCTGCATCAGATAATTCTTTGATCTCACCATTGTTCATATCAGCTAGGCCTTTGGATACACTCTCCAAAGGAGCTGCTAGGAATGGGTTGAATCCTGTACCGATATGACTTGCCGCAATCATTGGGGCGAGAAACCAACGAGCACGCTGCGAAGCAAAGCGCTCAACTGCATTTGATCTCTCGTGAACACTAGCAGTATCGAACTTCTTCAGATCCACTGCCAGTGGCTCCTGATTATTAGCCACTCGAAACTTATTCTCAAGCATGAGAGCATTTCGCATGTTGAGCTTGACCTTAGACTGATCAACACCGGAAGTGACAATACCGTGCTCACTAACCTCAAGTGATCGAGTCGCATCGTGGAACTGATTCGAAGCATAGCTAAGCAAAGCATTAGCATGGGCTTCTGAAACTGGATCACCTTTTTCATAAAGCGGCATCACATCACCAATCAAGAAAGAATGATTCTCGCCAAGGCTCTTCTGAGCTAAGAGCCTAGCCTGGGCGTCAAGTTTTGCTGAATACGCTTTAAGTGTGAGATCCTGATTCTCAGGTTCACGATTGATAAGTTCTTGTGTATGCACCGCGGCTGAGTGTTTGCTGTTTGTTAGATCAGCATTGATCTTTCCAATCGTAGCATGAGATTGGGCAGGATCATTCTTGACAGCCTCATGAACCGCATTGACAGGTTTGTAGAGATCAGCTAGAATCTGTTGTCGTTTGAAATCATAATCCCCCATACGAGCACCAAACTTCATAGCCTCAGGAGAGCGGCTAAACTCAGACTCCTGTGCAAAGACAGTATCCTTTCCAAGTCTAGTTACTCCGGCTGACTCTGACTTAGCCGCCACGTTTGAGAATAAGTCTTTTGCTCCTGTCACTAAAGCATCTGCTATAGCACCCATTACTCGCCCCCTGCTTCACTGATGATTGAACGCCCTTTAGCCATAAGTGCAGCTAGTTTTGATGGCTTGCCTTTGAGATAGGCAGCTATCTCAAGAGATTGATGCAGCTTCAAGTTTGTAGTATACTGCTGCCTTGCTTCAGTCATAGCTTTCGAGCGACCTGGAAAAAACTCTTTAGCCCTATCCCGATCAGCCTTGTGAGCACTTTTCATTAGCTTCAGATCCTTTTGCCACTTGGACAACGAACCTGTCCCAGTAATTCCCGGTTGCGAAGAACGAAATATATGCCGTTCTCCATACTCCCGATACCACTTAGATCGTGTGAACATATCCACATGAGTCTGGATAGCTTGACCGAATTCTTGGATCTTGTTAATCGTAGGACGAGAACCTAGAAGCTGACTCATCTTAGGACTGTTCATGAGGATATCTTCTAGCTTATCCTGAATAGGTTTGGGGAGATTATCCTTGTAGGAATACATGAAAGCCAAGAAGTTCGTCCAATCACCACCTTCAGTGTTGGCTTTTTCAAACTTCAATCCGTATTCTTTGAGTGGGTTGAAGTACTCGTTTAGATCACTAGCCAAAGCATGTGCTTGACCAATATCATCATCGGTGGCACCAACTAAGTGCTTGACATAATCATTCCAGAACTTAGTAGTGTTCTTCCCACCTTTGGCTTCAGCTAACTTTGAAGCTCCAACTTTCCAGTTGAAAGACATTGCCATTTGATAGCTGGTGACCTTGCCAGATTTATCATACCCATAGCGCGAGTCTATGCGTTGGGCAGCTGTGGTCGGATCAGGGATAGAAGTAGCTGCTTTCACATTCTCCGGCCCAGTGACAGATTTTTCCTCAGCAGCTTTCTGCACAGCTTTCATACGTCGTTTCGTCATTTCCGCCTGGGCAACTACAGAAGCTTTC